ATCTGCACGTCCGCATCAGTAAGGTTTTCCCAGTCTATTTTCGGGTACTCTTCTTCTTTTTTTTTGGAGCTGCTTTCGCCTTCTCCTTCTTAGAAGAAGCATCGCCACCCTCTCCTGTTGATGGGTTCTTGTCGCCTTCGCCACCGTTAGCGTCTGGGCTTTCATCTCCATTGCTGTTGAGTGTTTTAGGGTCCTCGTTGCCATCTTCAGAAGAGTTGCCGGCGTTGTTATTATCATTATCCTCGTCGGCTGCTTGGGAAGCATACTCACGTCGATTACGTACGATTTCGTCATGCTCGCAATGATCAAGAAGAAGGAAGAGTATCTCTTCGTGATTTTTCTCTGGCGAGAGGTCGAAGCGTGTGAAATCGGTAAGGTGAGGTGCTTTCTCGTGCAGCAGGGCAAGGTCGGCTTCCACAACTGTGGGGCTAACCAACTTGTGGAAGTGCGTTAATTTCTCTTTTGCGCTGTACATATATTAAAATTAAAATGGTGAATAAGTCCCCTCCCGTATCAGGGAGGGGTGAGAGATTAGGCTTCAGTTCTTGAGACCTCGACAAGTGTTGTGGTGTCAAGAACTCGGAAGGTGATAGACGCACCTGTCTTCGCAGTCCAGGTTGCACCCTCCTCAAGAACGAAGGTAGAACCATCAGCGATGGTTGCAGGTTTATCGGTACCAGCACCAACGAGTGTGATGCATCTTCCCTTATCGCTCTTGCTGAGTCCACTGACTGTAGCGATAGCAGCAGCTGCTGACGTTCCATTTGGAATCGTGTATGTGTTACTGCCTGCTGTGATAGCGATATCTGTTGCATCTGCATTGACAGCAGTAGCAGCAGTAACAGCTGGGTTACCTGTGTAAATAAGTGGAAGGTCGACTGAGCTTCGCTTAAAGGTCAGAGTCGTGTAACGACCGTCCTTATCGTCCTTCGTCTCTGTATTAGAGAGGATGATTGGACGCTCGAGTTCTCCAACGATGTACCACTCTTTCTTCTTAATGTGCTTATAAAGAGCGATAAACTTACCACCGCTGTACTCCTCAATGAAGTTGTAGAGGTTAGGACGAGATCCGCCCATAACCATTACAAGCTGATTTTCACCTGTGGTAGTGATGTCGCCCTTCTCTGTGGTACCAGTGAAGGTTGGAATATCGTGTGCCTCGAAGTAATGAGGAATCTCATTTGGTTTCAAAGGAACAGGCGCAACCTCACGATTAGCGTTAGGTTGTGGGAACTCCTTAGTGCGGTCGATTTGGTCGAGCGCAATAAGGTAAACTATGTAAGAGATAGCACTACCGTGTGTATCTCGATCAGATACATCGTCAACGTGACCGAGCAATGCCATTGAAGCGAAGGTGACACCTGAACCAGCAGCAGCACCGAGAGAGTGGTCAAGCAAGGCTGCTACGAGCATGAAGATACCAAAAATCGCAAACGTAGCCATGAACATATTTCGTGACTGACGGTTGCTATAATTAAATCCTTTCATAGGATTATACGCACGATAGCGTTTCTGAATATTGGGCTTTTTCATTTTTATTTCTATTAATGATAATTGTTGGTTAAAGAAAGGAACTGAAGAGTTGAGCTGTTACCGAGGCTTTTAATACCAATGGCTCTCCTCCCAGTTCCTTAGTCATTCATTCTATCGAGCACCTGGTACGTTAGGTTGCAATTTTTCATTGATGGTTCGTTTACCACCAACGCAACGTTCCATTTCACGGAACTTGCCATCGCTACCGAGTATTACCATGATGTAGTCGCCTACAGCTGTGGCGGTGAAGGCTTCGGTGATGCTGTCGAACTTACCAGACTTATCAATCTTTGGCAAATTAGTTTTGTCACCGCACTCGATACAGTATGCTACACCATCCTTCGCATTCTCGATGTCGGTGATAGTTGTCTGTGTTGTGGTGCTGTCGGTTATTTGCCAGAAGCCGTTGTTACCATCCACCTTATCGGTGATGGTTGCTGCAAAGAGATTGATGAAAATCTGCTGCCACTCGTAGTTGTTCTTGTCCATCTCCTCCTTAGTGGCGAAGCGTCTACCAGTGAATGAAGCAGAAGTACCCTCTTTCCATGTACTCCAAGCACGAACCTGCTCCATGCTTTCCTGCATCTTCACAGAGAGCATCTCACCTGCGTGAAGCATCATGAATGGTGTCTGACCAAGGTATGGCAACCAAATGATGCGCATTGTAGTGTCTGGTACCACGCTCAACGCACCCATAGGTCCAGTAAAGTCTGTATCCTTACCATAGGTAGAACGAACGTTCTTAATCCACCATGCCTGATGGTTCTTATTCAAATAAACTACATGGTTGTCGAGGTCCATATCCTCTGTGATAGAGGCACGAACGTCAGCGATGAACTCCTGAACAGCTGGGAGGAAGGTTGCCTGTGTGTAAGTGCGATATGTACTCTCATTGTGTGGTTTGAGATCGTACTGGTGTACATAGCGCAACAACGTGTAGAGGATACCAGTAGAAGCATTATAGAAGCTACCTGCAACACCTTGCTCTGGTGCTACATAGATACCACGTACACGGCGTTTATTTTGCTCCACCTGGGCAGCCTTAAGTGTGTTGAGTAACTGATATTCTATCATTGTCCACTTGATAGGATCAGAACCTTCCTTATTGAGATATCCGATGTACTTTCGCTCGAGTTTTTTCATCGGACCCCATTCCATTTTAATCATGGCATCATCAACATAACCCATTTGGTTTTCAATCTTCATGCCACCCTTGAATACCTCACCAGCCTGGTAAGCCTGTGAAACTTCATCTAAGAAAGCATTGAAGACAAGGTCACGGTCTTGATATCCGTATGCAACTGGGAAATACTGGGTAAGGTCACGTACTTGCAGAACACGTGCGATGAGTGCATCCTGACGAAGCACAACGAACTGATCGCCAAGACCTGCATTATCTACTCCTTCGTAGTTGGTAGCATAAGTACCCTTTGCAAGTGCAGCTGCATCAAGCATCTTGTTCTCCTGAAGATACTGATAGCGGTTTTTAAGAGATTTTGCATAATTACGTGCAGCTTTATAAAAAGCAACACCATCCACCTCATCATCTGCTGGAGGAAGAGCTGCTGCTACACGAGGGTTGGCAGCAATTTTATTCCACCTATCCTTCATAGAGAAGAGAGAATGCTCAACTCCGAAGAGGTAGTCTGTTGTATTAGCGAAACCATTAACACTCAGAGGAATAGTATTCACTGTTTGCGCAGGAACATCGGGTGCAGGGTTTGAACCCATAGCCTGAATATCAGCACGCATACCCTTGATTCCATCGAGGATACCTTCAAGAGTAGCATTACTCTGCTGTGCAGAAGGCTCTGTACTGTTATTATCTGCTGCTGCTGAAGGCTCACCACCATTCAGAACAGCCTGGATAGTGTTCAGTGTCTTCTGAAATTCATCCGCCTGCTGAGCACTCTGCTGGGCAGCTTGCTCGGATGCGATATCATCAGTAAGCATACTCTGGTACTTTTTCTGATACTCTGCTACGAGAGAATTAAACTCTTCTTTCGTAAGGGTCCTGTCTTCGAATTTCTGCTTGAAGCCAAGAAGCTCGATGACACTCATTAGTTTTTCTTTCAAATTCATAAATAACTAAAAATTAAAGTAATACATCTATATGTTGTAAATGGCAGTCTTTAGTTGCTTTTCCTCATTATATTCACGTCCCATCGTAGATGCTTCAGCGATTGATTCTACCATCGTCTTACTACCATCTGTAAGACCGAATTCCACGGCTTGAGGAGTATAGAAGGTCTCACCACGTAAGACTGGAGCATCATCAGGAAGGTCTGCAAGTTTACTACGCTGTGAACGCACCTCTGATAAGAACTGAGCATTCATTGGGTCGAGGATGTCTTTCACAAATTGCTCATCCTTACCTTGACGAAGATCATCGAAGACTTTGTTCTTCAAGTCAGACTTAGTTGCTTTTGCTTCTACCTTCTTAATACCGAGCTTTGCAAAGTATTCTTCGAAATCGTAGAAGCTGCACATGGTTCCGATGCAACCTACATAGTCATTCTGTGTCATAGCGTATATACGCTGACCGTGGCATCCGATGTAATACCCAGCTGAGCAACACATCTGTTCATAAAATGTGAGGATAGGTTTCTCGCAACTACGTAGAGTTTCGCTCAAGCGGTCGAGGTACCACGCTTCACCACCTGGTGAATTAATATGGAGGAAGTGACAAGAGATTTGCGAATTAGCTTCAGCTGCAAGCAGGTCTGATTGAAGCTGCTTACTTGAGAAGTAGTAATACGAATCGGACATCACGGTACCGAACACACGATGATAAGCAATACTGTTATCAGGCAGTTGCTCATCACTGAACTCATCTGTAAGTGTAATAGGAGCGGTGTTTTCTTGATTCGTTATCTTCTGAATATCCAAGAGAGCAAGATGTGACTCGAACTGATACCAACTATGGGTGTTAAGGTAAGCAAGCATTTCATCTTTCGTCATGCTGAACGATGACTTTACCTCAGGTTTATCTGGTGCTTTACCACTGAGCGGAAAGGCTGCAAGCATAGCCTGTCGAAATCCGTCAATGGTTATGAATAGAGGCTTCCCTGAGACAAGTAGAGACTGTAATTCTTTCATCAATATTCTTTTTGATGCGAATTTACTAT